ATAAGAAGTGAGGTGCTGTTTGTACGGCGATACACCGGTCAACAGGAGGGTCCTCAACAATGAATGAGGTGTCGAGGACGGGAGCGGAGCCGAACTCCTGAGACAAATGCCAAGAATCAAGCGACGCACTCGCGTTCGAGCGAAAGAGACCCGTAATCTGTGAGGGCTTGTAACGATATTCTGCATATCTCTCCTGATAGCCGAATACTTTTGTATCGTTCGTTGAATTCCCATCGGCATAAATCTCCTTTTGTAAGACAGCTTGCTCACCAATATGAGCGAGAGCTGGCCAATAAAAATCAAAACGAGAACTACGAGAAAACATACGGTTAAGACCTTGCTGGTAAGTGAGATCGGCACGAACAGAAACAAGACCAATAATAAGACAATGCTCAGTAAATGATGAAGTAAAACCATGACCAGAGAACTGAGCAACACCCATTGCAGCAAGATTACCCTGAGGAGTATCAATTCCGGTACCAGAACCACCAGTTTGAGGGATAGGAGCAATATTTACAGGAGATGAACCACCACCAAGATACTCAGGACGTTGTAAGCGAGCATCAGGAGAAGTAACACCAAAGTGAGATTTGACAAGCTCAATATAACGAGTACCTCCGCGAGCATCCCTTTCATATATTTTTTGAACCTGAAACGCTTGACGAAGAGTGTTTATAGTGTAAGCAGTTGCACTACTAAGATCGGCATAAATACCAGATGAAGAAGTGCCAGCCTGAGCCTTGGTTACAACACCAAGAATCTTTGAACCAGAAGCAGTTGCAGCACTTATGGCATCACCTTGGTTGCCGTAGGCATTTGAAGTACCACCATAAACAGCAGCATTAGTACCGTTAGAAGTAGCTGGTACAAAATAAGCGGAACCATCACGCATTGTAAGGGCTCTACCATCACCATAAACTGGAGCAGATGTTCCAAGAGGAATAGTTACACCTGTGCCAGAACCCTTTTGAGGCCATGGAAGAGAAGAAGTAAAATAATCATGCCTTTTGCCGCGCTTAAGCAAAACGTAATCAGCGTAATTATCAGGACCGTCGTCTTTGTCAACGACGACAGAATCTTGAATGTTCTGATCTCGATACCATTCGTTGTAAATCAAATTGTAGGCACGGTGCCACAATGAAGAGTGAGGAAGATCGGGAACCTTGGTAGGGATTCCCATATAATCATGTAAAGATGCTTCAGCGTAACCAGTAGTGCCCGGAGCAACCATTTGAGGGATAGTATATGAAGTACTGTCACCCGGATCCGTTTGCTCTCCACAAAATTTTTGCCAGTTGTCCCAGACAAGACGAATAGGTACGGCAAAAAAATGTGTATCCATCATAAGGTTATCCATGATCGGAAATATTGGTGTGGCCAACCTTGCAAGAGCAGTGACGTTAACATTAAAAGTATCACCGGGGAGGGCCTCATCGATAAGTATTGGCACAAGATAGCCAGCATCGAAGGTAGTCTTGTATCCGTGAGAACGGTCGAAAGTAGATCGTGGAATTTCGGCTCTAGGAACTTGTGAAAAAGCGTGTTGCATCACGGAAGGCCTACGAGATGATTTTTGGAACATAGTTTATACCTCCACCAAAATTTAATTTTTACTCAGCCATGAATTGAGTTGCGAAACCGAGATTTTCAGGAGTTATCGGCTTAATAGCTCCCAAGTTATCATCATATGTTCCGATTCTGTAGAGAGCGTAATCCGCAGGATTACGGTTGATGTCGGAGTTAGGCTCATTACAAGCGCCCCTAAAATCGCGTATAGCAACAGCAGAATTGATAGATACAAAAGGATTCGAGAAGATAGTACTTTTTGTGTCAAGGACAGCAAATATTCCTTTTTCCATGTCATAGATTCCTTTTTAATTGAGATAATTGAGACTTCTTTACAACTTCACGAGTGTAAAGCCTGTCAGGTGTAGAATGCTTGTCCTCTTTCATAGACTTTTTACGTTTACCCTTAATTACCTTATGAGCGTGCTCATCTCCTTTCTTGAGTTTGTCCGAATAATAACGAGGTACAGAATGTTTCTTTCCCTGATGAACAAGATAATCACTTGGGAAAACATCAGCAGAAAATTGATTGTACCATTCTGATCCGATTCCCGGTTTCAAACTCATAATTGCAAACTCTGGTTCGACCTGTACAAAGTCTCCATTTGCCAAGTTTGCCCGTATATAACTGTCGGCTTGGGCTCCCGTTTGCTTTTTTATAACATAACGGGCCGTGTAAGCAGCGTTGGCATATGAGAAAGCTGATACAGTACAACGTCCTAAGCCCCATTCGTCAGTAAGAGTTTGTGACATAAACTGTGGAAATCCACTTGGAGCGTTTGAATGGAATTTTCTATCAAAGCAAAAATCCACTCCAAATAAAATAGCATGATAATGTGGACGATTGTTATCATCGCCATACTCACCGCAAGCAAAATAGCGAAACTTTCCAACACGTTTTCGAAGTCTCTTAAAGAACTTCTGGAGGTCAGTTTTGTCAAGACTCCGGCCATAAGGTATGTTTTCATCTGAATAGGTGAGAGTGATGAAACAGTTTCTTTCATGCGTTTGAGCCTCATGGCAGCACCTTATTGCCCATTGTCGGGACTTTTCAATCCTACAACCGATACACTTCCCACATGGTAATTTGACCTCCATATCGGAGAACCCAGTAGACCGATTAAAGACAATAGACCTCATGCCAGTGGGGTTGATAGTCCTTGATCGGTAGCCGATAATTAGACTGTAACAGGGCATGTCATAGCCGAATGCCGCCACGCATCGGAGCGCTGGCTGTATTCTTTCTGTGAACAAGTGAGGCCGTGTTTGAGAATAGTTTCTTACTTCCTTTTTTATTCATCTTGAATCTTTTCATAGTAAACCCCTTTCTTTTTTTTGGTTCCACCAAAATGGTGTCACCTAGCATATTGATAACAAGAGTATCAATATGCTAGGAATTGTCAACCGAATTACGGATTAACTGGAGGAGCCTCCACAGGAGGCATTACAGGAGCGGTTAAGGGTTCTACCTGAACCCACTCTTCAACGGGCTTTAAAAGACCCATTTCGGCCAATTCTGGCCTATTTTTTTCAGCAGAGCAGAAGTCGAGGAATTGAGCAGGGTCATTTTCGAACCGAGAACGGATACGAGCAGGAAGCTCAGCAAAGAGAGATTTTGCGCCAGCAATGAAATTCATATGTTCGTTAAACTCTTGACCGGTACAGTCAAGATATTGAGGTGCAACCTCATTGAGATTTGGCAGTTGGCCGGTACTTTCATACCGAGCCATAAGGACGTTAATGTCGCATTCATCCTTGAATGATTGTTTTGTGACAGGCGAGACCTCAGGAAAGAAAACAGGTTCAGATAACTTTTGTGAATAAGCAGTTTGAAACGGAGTAGACGATTTAATAATAAGACGATCTTTTGAGATAGACATAATTTAGTTTTCCTTTCGGTATTATGGTAAGAGCCTTTTGCGGTTGATCGGAGCCGGGACGTAACCCGGCCCCGCTCAATCCGCGCACATTAACGACGACCACGAAGAACAGTCCCGAAGATACGTTCAAGAAAAAGTAATACTTTACCTTCTGTCGTAGCATCCCATTGACCAAAAATTTTCATACGTTCAGCTTCTCTAACAGCCATATCTTTGTCTGCTTTAAGAATAGCATTTTTAAGAACTTCGTTAGAACGAATAATTTTTGGCATATCAGGATTAGCCCAGAGAGCCTCTTGAACTCTTCTTTGATAATCAAGAAGTTCAGATTCCCTACGAGTTTTATCTTGAGAAGCAAGAGATAAACCGGTATCTGCTCTAGCTTTTCCCTCAAGAGCTTCGTTAAGCCAAGACTGAGAAAATGATACATTCTTATCCTCTCTGATCTTTTCAGTTTCGGCTTTTGTTTTGTCTGCCTCAACCATAGTCTTAAAAGCAGATAGAGCAGATGAAAGAGCAGGAGAAATAACATCTTCCTGCTTTGCCATAGCACCAGATGGAGTAGATGCGCCAGAACCACCAGTACCTGAAAGAATAGGATTTAAACCGGCGGCACGGAGATCAGCAACTTCACGCTGGTGAGCGGTATCGGACATTTCCCGCTGAAAATCCATTTGTTTTGCAGCTTGACGAGCAGAAGCATTATTGCTTATGACGCCACCCAATATACCAAGAGCGCCAGAAGCAGCGCCACCAAGCAATCCACCAAGCATTCCCATATATCCTCCTTCATTAGAAATGATCTAAAGTTAGAAATGATCTATAAGACCGGGAACGCCATAAACAGGCATAGGTCGAGTGCATTTCATTCGTATATAAGAGTCGAATAAGAAGTGAGGTTCTGTTTGTACGGCGATACAC